AATTTGTGCCACTGCGTTATTTAATATGCCTCTGGCATTTACTGTCTTCAATCCATTATTAATCGCTGTGGAGATGTTACCAAATCCAGGAATTCTAGCAGATCCGGAAATACCTCGTGGACCAATGTTAAAACCAAACCCAAACCCAAGTTGTGCTTGATCTCGTTTAAAGAATGTTGTTTTATAGTTTCTGTAAGCAAACCCAACACTTAATCTTGCTGGTTCAGTGGTATTCCACGACATAGAAATTGGGTTCATGATAATAGGATATGCTTCATTTAATTGGTGAATAGAATGTAATTCACCATTGTCACCATACTGTCGAATGTTTACGACGCCAGCATAGTTGAAAAAATATTTAACATTAAATTTGCTAAAGGTATATCCATCATTTTGATCTTCAAACGCACCAGTGTCGATCATTTCTTGTTGCCATGCTTCAAAGTATTCTTTTTCGCGCATGTCTTGACTTAACAAGAATGTAATAGATGCGTCGCCATACGTTTGTCCAACAGGCACTTTATTAATTGGACCATATGAAAATCTATGATCAGCAACATTAATTGTTCTTCCTGGAAGATCAACTGCCTCTGCTCTGAAAATTATTTCTCGTTCAATATCAGCGTATTGCTTAACTGCTGGTCCAGTTAATTGAACTTCAAAGTGAGAAGTCTTAGCAATACCAGACTTGTTAATTGTTGATACCATGTTTTGAACGTTGAACGTCATACGATCATTTTCCTACTATCTGCAAATACACGAGACTTGCTTGCTTTCTCAAATCTTTCAGTTGGGAGAAACAGAGCAATATCCCATTCAACAGATTGAATCTCAATAAATTTGGAATTTACCTGAGATGACAAATAATGTTTAAAGCAAGGTTTAAAGTATCTATATTTATTCGCGTTTTTCAAAATACTATACGAAAGTCTCAACTTTGTATTTTCATCGTATCTTTTATCTGATGTAATACTATACAAAGCATCCATTAATTTGGCGCGAAGTTTTGGTGGAAGGTAATGAAGATTGATTCCATAAAACCCACCTTCTGCTGGACCAACCATAAAAATCAATGGGAATCGGTCATAGTATGGTAGATCTTGTTTTGTCTTTGGATCGTAAAAGAAATGATACATTCTACCAACTTTTACTTCATCGGTTTTGTTTCCAGAACTTGATATCAAATTAGCAGGGTATGCTGCAGCAGACCGAGCAGTTCTTGCTTTGTCTCGGAACCAATCCCTTGCTGATTGTGTTCTAGCAGGAATCTGTCCTTGACGAACTCCTCGTACTAGAATATCATCAAATATTTGTGCCATTAGATTTTTAACTCTTTCTCGGTGATAATTTTAAATTTCCACCCACGATCGGCACAATACTCTTGTGCTGCCTTCCATTTGCTACTATTTATACCCCAAGTCTTCACCTCATACAAATATTTCTTTGTCACACGAGAACGTTTTTTAGGTTCAATCGTTTCTTTGTATGGTTTAATTTCTATAAGATAAACATCGCCTTTGACTGTTTTCATCCAGATATCAGGAAAGTAACGATGTCTTTTACCATCAATCGGTGATCTATATGGTATTACAATTTCCTCACTTGACCATTTTGCGATGTCTGGATTGCGATCCATGTAATTAAATACACGCAGTTCCCAAGAACTGCGAAAGATCACATTGTTGGGATCACCTTTATATTTGTGAGGATTCTTTAATTGATATTTGCCTTTGTATGGTGTTGCCATAATTCGTATAAATAGTTCAAAACCTTCAACTAATTAGGTATTTAGATGTCTAAACTTAATCTTGATTCTGTAATTGCGTCAGGGAAATCTGTAGTCGCTTCAGCAACTGGCGAACTTGAAGAAGCACTCGGTGCAGCAGGTAAAGGTGCTTTTGGTGTAAACGTTGGACCAAACGGTGTTTCTATTTCTGCCAACTTTAATCAACTAATTAAACAAGCAGTTGAAGGCAACAGAATTGTTTCTCCAATTAAAAAATTATACTCAAATCAAAAAACTGCCCCCACGTTGATCTTTCCATCTGATCTAGATAACGAACATTATATTTTATTTAATGTTATAAGGAATGAACGTAGAAGTAGAGTTGAAGCACTGAAAGAAGCAACATATCAAACGATTGCTCTACCCATTCCATCAAATTTAACGGTACAATATAACGCAGATTACTCAAATGAATCGCTTAACGTTTTTGGTTCAATGGTAACTGGTGCTGTTGGTGCTGGAGAAATAGGAGATGCATTTACATCAATTTCAGATATGATTTCTGCAAAAGTAAGTGCAGCGAAAGAAGCATTTAAGAATAAAGATACAGACGCACTCACTAAAGCACTTGGAGTTGCTGGACCAACTGCCGCCACCGCAGGAGGTGCTGCTGTTGGTTCTATCTTAGGTGGTGGTGCTGGTGCATTTATCGGTGGTGCGTTGGCATTGGGTGGAACCAGCGGTGGTGTTCTGGCAGGACTTTCAGTCTCTGAGGGACTGGCGATTAATCCGCATATGGCAGTCGTTTTCCAAGGCGTTGGTTTCCGCGAACATTCTTTCACTTATAAGTTTATTGCAAGAAACAAAAGAGAATCCAATGAAATTAAAAAGATAATTAATGTGTTCAGATATCGGATGCTTCCTTCTTATGCGATTGGAACGTTGGCATATAATTACCCTGATCAGTTTGAACTTGTGTTTGCTGATAGAATTAGACCATACCTATATGAAATCGGAACTTGTGTTTTAAAATCTTTCAATGTAAACTATAATGGTGAAGCACAACCATTGTTCTTTGAAGATTCTGGTGCACCTGTTTCAGTAGAAATCAGTATGACGTTCCAAGAAACTAAAATCCAAACAAAAGAAACTCTTGAGAAAAGTCCTTATGCTGGCGATCTCAGTTCTACAGAGGGATCAAACTAATGTCTGAATACTTTTCATATTTCCCTTATGTTGATCACGATTTAACTAACATTGGTCAAACTGTTAAACTGACCAACATTATGCGTCGGTTTATAGTTAGATCAGACCTGATTGATCGAACTGATATTTTTTATGAGTATGATGTCCAAGCAGGAGACCGTCCAGATATAATCGCTGAGAAGTATTATGGCGACGCTGATCTGGCATGGATCGTTTTACATTTCAATAATATTACAGATCCTGTATTTGGTTGGGCATTATTCGGTGCTGATTTTGATAATTATATCAAAGGAAAATATGGTTCTATTCCTGCCGCGCAAAGTGAAGTTCATGAGTATCGTCAAATATTAAATGAAGCATCTGTGAAATATGATGGTACACGAGTGCCAAAGCGCACATTGGTGGTTGATCAAACAACATATAATACACTTTCTGTTACCGCTCGCGAAACTATTTACAAATATGATTGGGAAGTGGAAGAAAACGAAAAGAAACGCAAAATTAAAATCCTTGACAAAAGATATGTGGATCAAGTTATTGAAGAAGTTAAAGTTGTATTGAGAGACGGTATCTAATGGAAACAGGAAAGGGTTATCGATTCTCTGGTGATATTGAGGTTGGTCGTTTAACATACATCACTCAAGCAGGACAGATCATAGACATTGGTCCAATTGCTCAAGAGGTCAGTATTTTCCAAGATATTTTTGGACATTACTTACAATGTGAACTTGTTATTTCTGATGCCCAAGGATTTATTGAGAGTATTAAAGGCATCCGCGATTCAAACATCCAAGGTGGTTTTAATGGTGGTGATATATTGGTTGTTTCGTATAAGACACGTGATACAGAATTAGAATTTATTAATCATTTATTTGCTCTTTATGAATTATCAGATCGTAATCGCCTTGATGAAAAGCAAGAAACTTATATAATATCTGGTATCAGTTACGAAGCATATATCACTGCTCCAAAAAGAATAAGTCGGGCACTCGGTGGAAATAAAGGAAATACAATTGCCAATATGATTTCTAATATGGTAAACATGGAATTGTATAATAGTGTTGCCAAAGACTTCACTCGGAACTATCGCGAAATAACTGGAGTTCGTGTAGAAAAACAAGTCAATCTAGATTCTACAAATGGACTACAAAGGTTTATTATTCCTAATCTAACTATCGACGAAACGATTGATTTTCTTGCCAATGAAGCAGATTGCGATGCGCACGTGCCATTTTATACTTTTTATGAAAACTCTTTAGGTTATAATTTTAAAGATTTTAATAATCTAGTTCGTCAAGAAGTCAAGGAAGAGTTCTCATATTTACCTCAGAATTTACCCGATCAAAACTCTCAAGAAAATGACAATCATAAAGACTTCCAGCGGATTATGTCTTATGAAGTATTGAAGCATACGAATGTTTTAGAAAACACAACGAGAGGTTTATTTAGGTCTAAGACTCTTAACGTCGATTTTTTAAAGAAAAGGCATGAGGAAGTTATTTTTAATTATGATTCTGAACATGAAAAATTTAATAAACTACAACCAAATAAAATACCTGCCAATATAGAAGGTGAACCTGTTGTAAACATGTTTTTCTCAAGAAAAGATCATGATTGTAGTTGTCAAGTATTTGGTCCAGAAAACCATTTACCGAAACGATTGAATCTATTTTCAACCAGAAGAAGATCATACAAAAATCATTTATTCAATACCGTCGTCAACGTAACTGTTCCAGGGAATAGCGATCTTAACGTCGGAGACCTTATTTACTTGCACATACCCACTCCAACAACTTTATCCAAGAGGGATGGGAAAGACGATAAATACCTGAGTGGAAAATATATCATTACAAAATTGCGACAAAAATTTAATAGTGATACCTTTACAACCTTTTTAGAATGTGTTAAGGACACAGGGATCGAAAGACCATGATTATCAATTTCAAAGAACACGCAGAATTAAAAGAGTACCAACAACTTGACGAAAAACTCATTATGTACAATAATGGTGCTAAGTATGGGCAGGTTGTTTTCTTGGCAGGGGGTGCAGGTTCTGGTAAAGGGTTTGCGCAACAGAACTTTATGGAAGTAGATAAATTCAAGGTCTTTGACGTTGATGAGTTGAAGAAAGCACTTATCAAAATGAAAGAATTGAAAATGGATCTGCGTAAACCACAAGATGTATTTGATTTACATATGTTGGTAAAGAAAGGTGAATACAAAAATAAAATCCTTTCTACATTATTCCAATCTCTCAAAGTATCTCAAGCAGGAACACGTGGGGTGTTGCCTAATTTGATGTTTGATATTACACTAAAAGAAATGGCAGATATCAACGAAGTCTTGCCAATGCTTTTGGTGTTGGGTTATAAACCAAAAGACATTCACATCACTTGGGTTCTAACAAACTATTATGTTGCTGTACAAGCAAACCAAGAGCGTGAACGTGTTGTACCAGACGACATTCTTCTTCAAACGCATATTGGTGCATCAAAAACAATGTCAAAACTAATACAAGGTAACATACCTGCTGGAGTTGATGGTGGCGTATACGTTATTCTAAACACTCGTGAAAATACAATTCCTTGGGTTAGAAAAGTAAGCGACAAGAAAACAACCTCTGTTAAAGACAAAGGTGAAAAGAAGAAACTTGTTGTAAAAGACTTCACATACTTAACATTAAGAAAACCTGGAAAGAAATTCGAAAGCGACTCTGCTGTTAAGCGGCAGGTGTTTGACTGGATTCAAGACAATGTACCAAAAGATGCGTTGAAACAAATTGACATACCAAAACAGTAAGGAGCAATTATGCCATTACCTGGATCACATAGAGAAAAGAAAGTGCTGCAAGAAATTGTAGAACCAGTAGTAGAACAAGCACCTGAACCACAGGCAGAGTTTCTACAGGAAATTAAAGAACCAACACACGAGGAAGTTTTCGTTGAAGAAAAACCTAAAAGACGTCGTCGCTCAAAAAAGAGTTGATCATGGATTCGACACGCTCACTGATTGGGTGGATGAGCAAGAAGTAACAAAAGAGTCATTGAAAAATGGTCTTTTGAATTTTCTAAAATATGTAGAAAAGGTAGAAGATGAGAAACTTCATCGGAAGGGGTGAATTTACTTGGTGGGTTGGTGTTGTTGAAGACATCAATGATCCTATACAAATAGGGCGTGTTCGCGTTCGTTGTTATGGATATCATACATCAGACAAAGGACAAATACCGACCGACCAACTTCCTTGGGCAATACCAGTTAATCCTGTCACAGGTGCATCTATAAGTGGCGTGGGAGAATCACCAACAGGTCTTGTACAAGGTTCTTGGGTTATTGGATTTTTCATTGATGGAGAGAGAGCACAAGAACCTGCTATCTTAGGTAGCATTGCTGCAGCACCTTATGAAACTGCTGAAGGTTCAATTGGATTTAATGATCCAGATGAGGAATTCCCTCGTTATGTTTTTGAATCCGACGTGAACAGATTAGCACGAGGAACTCAAACCAAATCGTATACTCCAGATTCTACTATTAGTGAACCAAGCGATCCTTTTGCTGCGCAGTATCCATACAATCATGTGATGGAAACTCGTTCTGGTCATGTAAAAGAATATGATGATACACCAGACGCTGAACGTATTAGAGAAGTGCATAAATCTGGAACATTCTATCAAGTTCATCCAGATGGTACGATTTCTACGCATGTGGTAAAAGATCGATTTACTGTTATTGCAAACGACGATTCAGTACATGTAAAAGGGGACGTTAATATAATTGTTGACGGTAACCTAAATATTGAATCAGCAACTGGAACAATTACAATAGAAAGTGGGGATGTGGTGGCATCTGGTATCTCATTAGTTAATCATACTCATACTGATCCTGCGGGTATTTCAGGGGCAGAAACATCAACACCAAATTGATAATTAATTTAATAACGACAGTTATATT